GATTGGTCAAGATCCTTATCCACAAGCAGGTGTTGCTGATGGTATATCATTTAGCTGTAGTAAAACAATGAAAGAACAACCTTCATTAAGACACATCTTTAATGAAGTTCAGAAATTATACCCGGAAGGGTATGATAGAGACCCAAACCTACAAAAATGGACCCGTCAGGGTATAATTATGCTGAACACAGCACTTACATGTAGAGTTGGGGAGATTGGTTCACACTATCACATTTGGAAAGGCTTTACAGCATTCTTCTTGGATTATGTGAATAGACGTCATAAGGATTGTATAGCCGTACTTCTTGGTAAGAAGGCAGAAGAATGGGCACAATACCTTGATAATCTGGATGTTATCCGGGTTAGCCATCCCGCATCAGCAGCTTATTCAGGAGGTCATTGGGAAAGCAATGATCTTTTCAACACTATAAACAAAAAGCTAAATAAGCTTGGAAAAGACAGTATAATTTGGTAAATTTGATAGCTAAAAATGTGGGAACTATTACAAAAAATACTAGAATACAGGATATCACCTAATGCGTGTTTATTCTTATTTTCAGTAAGAGAAAATGTCCAGTGCCCTTTTGTTAAACATGAAGATTGTATTCATGAATTAATTGATGCAGAGTTTATTACTTATGATCTTAATGATCAAGGAAGAGTAATAACTATCACAGAAAAGGGAATGGCCTTTATTTATTTATTGGATAATTATTTTGTCAAAGCAAAGAAAAAGACAAACATCCAACTGATGGGAAAAGAATTTGTACAAAACATTGAGACGTACAGAGACACCTTCCCAAAAGGTAAGTTACCAAGTGGTATGCCGGCCCGGAATAATACTAAAGCTTTAGGAGAATCATTTAGATGGTTCTTTGAAACTTTTGATTATACATGGGAAGAAGTACACAAAGCAACTAAGATGTATGTTGATGAATACAGAGCAAATAATTATCTCTATATGCAAACAAGTCAATACTTTATTGCAAAACAAGACAAGCATAAAGTTAAAAAATCAACTTTAGCTGATTATTGTGACATGGTCAGAGATGGTGTTCAAACTGAAACACAACATTTTACAGAGAAAGTAGTATGAGTAAACCAGAAAAAGCCTGGAATGGGCAGTATAATTCATTTAATGAAGCACTTAAGTATATGCAGAAAAGAGCTGCAGGACAAGAGAAGTCTATATATACTCCATGGCCAAAATTTAATGATGCTACAACAGATGGTTTAGAATGGAATACACTTACTGTAATAGGAGGTAGACCTGGTTCAGGTAAAACTCTAATTAAAGATCAGATTATCAGAGAATCTTTTTCATTAAATCCTCATGATAACTTCAGAGCTTTAGAGTTTCAATTTGAGATGGTTGGTAGAACTTCTGCATTAAGAGAGTTCTCATCAATCACTGGTAAAACATACAAAGAGCTGTGTAGTGCCGGATCTAAACTAACTAATGATGTATTAAACAAATGTCATGAGTATGCAAAAGGTAGAGTTAAATATCCTGTTGATATTATTAGCACTCCAATGACAGTTAATCAAATGCGTGAGCAGATTGATATGTACATGGATGTTCATAAAGGACAAAGGACCATTATAACTCTTGACCACACAATGTTGGTAAAAAGAGCACCTTACCAGAATAACAGTTTAGATATGTTATTTGAACTAGGTGAGTTTTTTACACAAACTAAAAGGGATTATCCTGTTTTATTTATTGTGCTCTCACAGCTTAATAGAAACATTGATAACCCTGACAGAGCTGTAGATGGTAAATACGGTAACTATATTCTTGAATCAGATATTTTTGGTTCAGATGCTATGTTACAACATGCTGATACTTTAATTGGTATTAACAGACCAGCTAAGCAAAAAATAAGATATTACGGTCCAGATAGATATGTAATTGAAGATGATGCAACATTAGTTTTACATTTTCTAAAAGCACGTAATGGGGATACAAGAATGAGCTTTTTTAAAGGCTTATTTGCCCAAATGGAAATTATTGAAATGGCAACTCCTCCAATACAAACCAGATGATAAGCACAAAAAATCAAGAAAAACAAATGACTCCAGAAGAAAGAAAATCAAAAGTCAATTTATTAAGAACTGAACATCAAGATTATTTTGATACTTCAGGAATGCCAGATGCTTTGTTTATACCAAAGATGGCGTATAGACCTCCTGGAAAAGATGATTTATATATCAGTTTTTTCCCAAGTGAGTTACAAAAGGGGCAAGATATTTACACAGAGTTTGTAAGTATTGATTATGATTCTGAAGATCCAAAAAGAACTTTGTATCTGCTGAAGAATAATCCTTACTGGAAAGAAGAGTATGAACTTACTACTTCAAATGCAGGCTTTGAAAGATATTTGATTCCTGTAAATGAGTTGAAGGTTATTAATGATGCTTCTAACAGACATGCATCTGAAGTGAAGGAAATCTTAAATCTTCAAGAACTACCAGATCCTGATCAAACATTCTCCTATATAGGGATTGTGAATGCTTTAGACAGAATTGCTAATGCGTTAGAAAGAATTGAAAGTAAACTAGACAACAAGAAAAAGTAAATTAAGTAAATATGGCACAAAGTGTATTAGTAATTGCTGAGTCAGGCTCAGGTAAATCAACTTCCATTAGGAACTTAGATCCTAATGAAACAGTAATCATTAACATTGCAAACAAACCTTTACCTTTTAAAGGTTGGAAAAGCAAATACACAACTTTGGATAAAGAAAATCCTAAAGGAAATCTTTTAAGTGTTTCCTCTGGTCCCGGTGTATTAAAAGCAATGATGCATGTTAATGAGAAAATGCCACACATCAAGAACTTGGTTATTGATGATTGGCAATATATGTCAAGCTTTGAGTATTTTGACAAAGCAACAGAGAAAGGTTATGATAAATTTACCTCTATTGCTGCAAACCTTGCAGCTGTTGCTAAAGCACCAAAAGACCTCAGAGATGATCTATATGTGTTTTTCTTAACACATTCAGAAGATAGCACTGATATTAATGGAAAACGTAAGATCAAAGCTAAAACTGTTGGTAAAATGATTGATAATTCCCTTACCTTAGAGGGCTTGTTTTCAATTGTTTTGTTTGGCAGAGTAATTAAAGAAGATGATGGTAAGTTGAACTATGTGTTTGCAACACAGACAGATGGTGAGACAACCTGTAAATCCCCAATGGGTATGTTTGATGAAGAGATGATCCCAAATGATCTTCAATATGTCAAAGAATGTATCCAGAAGTATGAAAATGAATAATAACTTTAAATTTTAAAATCAAATCACATGTTTAGTACAAAAAACGTATCAGCAAACAGAGTAAGTCCAGTTATTGGACCAGGTAATCACAAAGTAAAAATCAATAGCTTAAGCTTTGATGCTACTCCTTATGATCCACAAGCATTTAATATCACATTAAATGTAGAAACAGAACCAGTTGGTGGAGAATTCCAAGGTTTCTTGGTAGATGCTAACAATCCTAATGGCCCACGTTATGCAGGTCAAGTTGGTCGTGTTAGAATGTCTCCATATCCTTACAAAGATACAACTCTTCCTACAGGAAGAAAGATTGTAGCTGCAGATGAAATGGTAAAAGCAATTGCTTTCTTAGCAGATGTTACTGGTAAAAGAGATGAGGTAGATATGATTGAAGCTAATTCTCTTGAGCAATTCTCAAATGCATGTGCTCAAATTTTCAAAAACACTGATTATATCAATGCTTGCATTGGTGGCCGTGAGTGGGAAAACAATGATGGTTATGTAAATGTAGATTTACACTTACCTCGTTTATCCAAAACAGGTTTACCTCTTGAAGCTGTTGGTTCTACTGCAGGTAGATTGCTTACATTTAATTATGATGAGCATGTTAGAAAACTTGTTAAGAAAGAAGCAACATCAGCAGGTAGTTTTGAACCTGCAACTGGTAACACAGGAGATGATTTTGATCTATAATTAGTATTAATAATTACATTAAAAATGTCTTCAGAGAAATAGTTAGTTTTTAAGGTATTACAAAGAAAATATCCTTCATTATAAGAAATTATTTTCATCGTTCCACATACTAAAATATTTGAATATGAGGGAGGCGCCCAGTAATGGTATGGTCTAGACTATGAAGGTGATCTATATCTTGTTCAAAGAAAAGAAGAACCGATTTTCCAGTTAATATTGCTCAATAAAAAAAGAAAAGATCAATTTGAAGAGAGTGTATAAGAAACAATGGAGGTGAAGATTAATGAAAATTTGGTTCAATATTCAAACAAGGGACAGGTAAGAGCAATATTTATTGAAGATGATAGTGTAAAAGAACAATTCTTATAAGCTTTTTAAAAAGTAATCAAAAGCTTAAAAGACAAAGACTATGTGAAAAAGGAAGAAAATAAAGATGGTTAACAGTTTTTTACAAGAGATTAAGTAAAGTAGCAATTACTAAACATAGTCATGGATGACAAATTCATAGATTATTT